CGATCGACACGCCTACGGAGGAACTAACAAGTGCCGTATGACGTGAAGAAATCGAAAGAATGCAGCGACTCCAAGCCGTGGGCGGTCGTCAAAGACGATGGCGAGGTGATGGGGTGCCACGCCAGTCAGTACGCCGCAAGGCAGCAACAGACAGCACTATACGCCGCCGAGCGAATGGAAAGGCGAGCGGATATTCCCTTGCTTGTGTCGCGGTCGATGATCGTCCGGGCCGAGGGTCAGGGCTTGCAAGTCGTCACGGCTACCGAAAACCCGGTGATGGTTTTCGATGGCAAGCGTGGTGCAATGGTGCCGCAAGTGCTGCAAATGGACGGGATCGAAATGCGATCGGGGCAGACGCAGATCCCAATCGTCGACAGCCATGATCAAAGCACGGTTCGAAATATTTTCGGTTCCCTGCGATCGCTTCGGGTAGTCGGCGACGAACTTGTCGGGACGCCGTTTTTCGCTGCCGATGCGGATTCTCAGGCCGCTGAACAAAAGCTTCGAGACGGCCATTTAACCGACTTTTCAATTACTGCAATCCCGCGGGAAGTGCTTGAGCTTTCCAACGGGCAATCGTACACGACCCCGCGGGGGACCGTTGTCAATGGACCGGCAGACGTCGTCACGCGATGGACGCCGATCAACGCGAGCCTCGTAGCCACTGGGGCTGACGAGCGATCAACCGTGAGGCGAACCCTCGCAGACAAATTGGAGATCAAAAGAATGGACGAAGTGTTGCTGAAAAAGCTTATGGAAATGGGCCTGCCCGAAGGCATGAGCGATCCTGGACAGATCCTAGCGTGGGTCGTCGGAAAGATGGGATCAAGTCAACCCGCAGTTGAAGAAATGGAAATGCCAGAGCCTATCGAATCGGCCGATAAGGTCGCGGAAGAAATGGCAGCGGAAGGCGACAAGCCGGCCGAAATGATTGAAAGCATGAGCGGCGACAAGAAGACCGAGCGGGCGATCGACGCTACCGAACAAATCAAGCGAGCCTTGGAAACCGACAAGGCACGACGCAAGGAGATTACCGCCATTTGCACACTTCACGGCATCGAGCGAGCCTACGCCGATGAGCTGTGTGATGGCTTCGTTTCGTTGGATGACGCTCGCAAAAGGATCCTTGAACGCATGGCTACCCAACCCGTCGGCCAGTCCGCCGAATCGGCCCGAGTCGTCGGGTCGGAACAAGACCGCTTGGCCGAAGTCATCACCGGCGGTTTAGTGCTACGATCGTTCCAAGCCGCTGGCATTCGCCGCACTAAGCCGGAGGTGGCGGAAGGATCGCAAGAGTTTTCCCGATTGCCGCTGTGGCGAATGGGCGAAGCAATCCTTCGCAGTGCTGGCGTCAAAACGGATCGAATGAGCCCGAAGGACATCGCACAAGCGTTGTTGCATAACAGCGGGGTCCAACGTCGATTTGGCATCGAGCGATCGGCTTACCACACGACCGGCACGTTTTCGAACTTGCTGCTTGATGCGTCTAACAAAACGCTGCTTGCGGCATACGAAGAAACGCCAGCAACGTGGAACATTTGGGCGCGTCAGGGTGCTTCGGTTTCGGACTTCAAGAACATCAACCGAATCCGGTTCAGCGAAGCCCCTAACCCGGAGCAGGTTCCTGAGCGACACACTTACCCAGAGGCGGTAATGAGTGACGCGAAGGAAAGCTACAGGGTCGAGAAATACGGCCAAAGCTTCACCGTATCATGGGAGACGATCGTTAACGACGATCTTGACGCGTTGGCCCGCGTGCCGGCAATGCACGGTGCGGCAATGCGGCGGAAGGTTAACGCCGCAGTCTACGGCGTGCTGACCGCAAACGACCCGCTGGCCGATGGCATTGCGTTGTTCAACTCTTCGCACGCCAACGTCAGTAGTGGTGCTTCTGTGGTTAGCACGACCAGCCTGGACGCAGGGTATCTTGCAATGATGACGCAGAAGGGACTCAACTCTGCGGTCAACATCAATGTGACCCCGCGTTACTTGATCGGTCCCGCTGCGATCAGCTCTACCGTTCTTCAATTGCTCGCATCGCTTGCACCTCCAAGTGCCGGCGGCAGTGCAGTCGGAAACTCGAATGTCGCGAACATCTACGGACCCGGCGGCGATCGTCCTCTGATTCCAGTGATTGATCCGGTGCTAGATGCTTCAAGTAGCAGCGTTTGGTACTTGGTCGCTGATCCATCGCAGATCGACACCGTCGAGGTTAGCTTCCTTGAAGGCGAAGAGTCGCCGGTGCTCGAAAGCGAATGGGACATGAGGACCGATTGTTATTACTACAAGATCCGGCAGACGTTCGGCGTAAAGGCGATCGACTTCCGCGGAGTTTATCGCAACGCCGCTTGAGCCTAGCGAGTCATAGCCCGCTGCGATTGTGCGGCGGGCTTCGGTATCGATCACACTTTCAAAAGGTACAAAACAAATGTCCGGTATTCAGAATGAAATGGTTTGGTCTGACGACTTTGTCGGAGGCGAGGCTTTCGCAGCCGCGGGTCAGGGTAGTCCGTGGGCAATCGCAGAGACGAGTGCAGCGGGTACGCCAGTTACGGCGGTTGTGTCACCGTCCGCAACGGGAGAAATCAAGCTAGGTTTCGACAACACCAGCGAGGTCCAAAACGTCTGCCTGTTTAACAATGACGTGCTGTGGCTGGACATCGACAATCTCCAGCAGGTCGAGTACCGCATTAAGGTTGACAACGATTCGACCGCACTTGATTCGGCAACCTCGCTTGCGTTTGGCGTGTGTTCGGCACGCAACGCAACAATCGACAGCCTCGCCACCCACGCAAGCTTCCGACTGATTGGATCGAACTCGCTGGTAGTCGAAAGCGACGACGGCACAACGGACAAAGATGACGTTGCGACCGGCCAGAGCCTTGGCGAAACGTACAAGCGATTCGTCATCGATTTCACGGGCGGAAAAAAGGATGTGAAATTCTACGTCGACGGCATCCGCGTCGGGGCGTCTACCGTCTTCGACATGAGTGCCGCAACCGGATCGGTGCAGCTTTATGTGCAGATCCAAAAGACAGCAGACACCAACGTTGACGCGGTTTTGATCGACTACGTCGAAGTCACCTCAAAGAGGCCAGTTTGATGAGCGATTGCATCACTGCCTACCTTGGCGAAACCGTCGAGGTAGGCGGCGTTAGGGTCAAGATTGTTTCGGTTGACCAACACAGCGAAGGCGAGTCAAAGCCGCGAACGCGGGTAACGCTTGAGCCAGAAGAGCAATCAAAGCAACAGCAAGAGCAAGCAGAACCAAAACGACGGATCGGAATGCCGAAGCGATGACACTTCGCGACATGATCACAGCAGACGCCTCAGCAGTATTTCTTGCGGAAGGTGAATTTTCTGAGGCAGTGACCTATTACCCGCATCGATTTTTCGGTGCGACACAGAGGCAGCCTAGGTCGATTCGTGCTGTGGTCATGCGTGAGCAAGTCGCAAACTTTACCGAAGACGTTGTCACGGTTTTGCCTATGTTTGAAGTACACGTCGCCAACGATTCGACGCTAGGTATTAGCAGCGACGAAATCGACACGGGCGGCGATCAGATCGCATTTCCGGCAAGAGATGGCAAGCCGGCAGAGCGGCGATCTATTTTAAAGATCACAACGCAAGATCACGGAATGCTCGTTCTCGAATGTCGATAGTCGCTACTCTCCCAGTCGTAACGCGGATCGGCGACGGGCTTTTCAATAGGCTCAATAGGCTGGCGGCTGGGTATAGCGATTACACCTACGTTTACGAAGTGGTCAGGGCAACGCGGCTTGCACAGTACACGCCGCGGCATTTGCAAATCGTGTTGACAAAAGGCGATCGAGAGCGGCGGCCGGAGAGTGATTGCTTTGGTAATCCGCAGGGATTGGCATACGCTCAAAGATTTGACATTCGTTGCCACGTATTGCCAAGCGAGCTAGACGATACGCCGATCGATCAGTATTGCGAAATCTTTGAAGCGGACATCGTGAAGGCGGTTTGCGATGCTACGCGGTGGCATACGTTCGGAGAGCTTGCGATTAGTGCCGAATGGATAGACCCGGAAGCGATAGTCAGCGAAGGCGGAATCGGTGGCGTTAATGTTCCGATTTCGATTGTGTACCGAATCGATGAAGGCAACCCATACAACGTGCGATCGTGATTAACTTCATCATCGAGCGGCGACAGATTGAACAATTGAAAAAGGCGATAGCCGGCACGAGCATCGACATAAGGAAAGAGCTTGCGGTTGCTGTGAACAAGACAGCAAAAGCGACAGTTAGCGAAATTGCGAAAGACGTAACCAAAGAACTTAACACAACACAAGCGGCGGTTAAGTACGCAAGCAGGGGACTAGAGGTCTTAGGCAGAGCTACGTTTAGCAAGCCTGGGGCAATTGTTCGATTGAAACGCACAGGCCGAATGAGCTTGCGGCACTTTAAGCCAAAGCAAAACGCGGCGGGCGTTACTTACAAGATTAGCAAATCAAAGGGAAATTCGTTTGTTAAATCAGCGTTTATGGGGCCGCGTCCAGGGGCAGTAAAAATCAGTTGGAAGGGCAACGTTTTTAAGCGCACCGGCGACATGGCAAGAATGAAACGCGGCAAGAGTGCCGGCAAGGTTCGCGAACAAATTACCAAACTGCACGGAGCATCCCCGTGGGGAGTTTATATCGCACAGAACTTTGAGCCCGATCAGGTGCAGCGGATCAACGATCGACTGCGAAAAGAGATGGAAGAGCGAATCCGGTTTCGGGTCGCGACACAATTCAACAAAGCCAAACCGAAACCGAAAGGAGCCTAATAAATGTCACTATTACGACGCCGCACAGTGTTTGCCGCCAAAGCAGAATCGACGATCGGAACCGCCGAAGCCCTAACAAATGCGGAAGGGGCTTACAACGTTTACGACCTGCTCATTCAACCGCAGATTGAAGCAATTCAACGCGAAGGGCAGGGAGCGTTTAACTATCTTCCCGCGGTCATGGGGGCACGCGGTGGCGTCGCTACGTTCTCGACTGACCTGCCGTGGGGCGGCGACGGGGCATCGCTGCCAACGTGGGCGACAGTGCTGTTAGCCGGTTGCGGCTACGTCAATTCGTCGGGAACCTTCAAACCGAAAACGCTCAAGCCCGGCACAAGTTCAACTGACCCGCGAACGCTGACAATCGCGGGCTACGTCGACGGAAAGGCACGCAAGCTAAGCGGTTGCATGGGGACCGTGAGTTTCGATCTACCTACTGGCGGGCTTGCAAAAGCGAACTGGACCTTCACTGGCAAATGGGAAGACGAGGCAGACGTTTCGCTGCTTGCACCGACTTACCCGACAGAACTGCCAAGCCGATGTGCCGGCGATACGTTTCAATTTAACAACACGTCCATCTGCGTATCGAGTTGCACAATTGACGCGGGAAATACCGTAGTGCTTCGAGAATGCACGACGCACGCGAGCGGCTATGCTTCGGCGATCGTTACGAATCGACAGCCGACGATCAGCGCCGACCCGGAGGCGACGCTATCGGGCCGCTATTCGCTGTTCACGGCATCGACGGAATACGAACTGGAATACAAGCTTCCGACCGCAGGCAGCGGGACGATCATATTCCTAGCCAACAAGGCACAGATTCAATCGATCAACCAAGGCAATCGAAACGACATCGTGACCGATGACGTCGTTTGGCAGTGCAATAAAAACGGCACGACAAACGACGAAGAATTAACTATTCAATTTGTGGACAACGTTCCTTAATGCCTAAATCACTAGACACAACTGACCGCATCGTCTTCGTTTTGGCGAGCGATGCGGATAAGCCGAAAGCAACGCAGCCGCGATTGATTGGGCAAGTGCTTACGCTTGGACGCCAACGAAAACTGATGGCGGCCGTTAAGCAAATGCAACAAGACGCAGACCCGGAAGCAAAGACGAACGCGGCACTAGATGCCGTAGTGATTTGCTTATCAGGGTGGGATAACTTTGGCCGTGAATTTAGCCGCGAAGCTATTGAGGACTTGCTGACGATCGGCGAGATCACAGAAATTATCAACGCGATAATCGCGACGTTTACCGCGGACGGCGACGACTTAAAAAAATCCGAGTCGCCGCGGCCGTCCGCTGCGGCGAATTGTGCAAGTCATGTCGTGGGCGATGTGCCGAGATATTCAGTGGAAACCAGTACGCCGAACTCGAATGCCCCTCGTGTGGCGGCGATGGTTGCAAACGGTGCGACAGTGGATTTTGGAAATTGACACAGTGCCCGGCAGTGTTTGTCGGTCAGGAAATGATTGACCAAATCAACATCGCTGGAAGTTGTACCGATGGCGTGCTACCGCAAGGCGGCGGGCTACTTGATCAATCGGCGTGGTGGTTTGAACTGCGATCGATTTTACGAAGCGAAGAGCGGCGAATTGAAGACGAGCAAATAAAGCGAGAGCGGAATCGTGGCAGACATTGAATTTCGCATAGGCGGCAAAGACGACACTGGCAAAGCGATTGCATCGGCAACGAAGGGGCTTTCGCGTCTCGAATTGTCTTTCGGTCAGATCATCAAAGCGGCTGGCGGATTCGCTGCGGTTAATGCTTCGATCAATTTAGTATCACGTGGCATTTCTAA